AGGGGAATATGAAAAATCGTAAATTACCTTCAGAGCAACATAATTTTTCACGAGCACCGCAAGCTCAAATACCAAGAAGTAGTTTTAATCGTTCGTTTTCGTCAAAAACAACATTTGATAGCGGTTATTTGATACCTATATATTTAGATGAAGCGTTACCAGGCGATACGTTTAATTTGAAAATGACTGCATTTGCACGGTTGAGTACGCCTATCCATCCGATTATGGATAATTTGCATATGGATACGTTTTTTTTTGCTGTACCAATGCGTTTAGTTTGGAATAATTGGCAAAAGTTTTGCGGTGAGCAAGAAGATCCAGGTGATTCAACGGATTATACGATACCAACTATGACTTCGCCAGCTGGTGGATACTTGAATAGTTCGTTGAGTGATTATATGGGTTTGCCTACGCAAGTGGCAGGGATAACCCATTCATCGCTATTTCATAGAGCGTATAATTTAATTTGGAATGAGTGGTTTAGAGATGAGAATTTACAAAATTCTGTTGCTGTACCGAAAGGAGATGGACCCGATACAATTACAGATTTTCAGCTGTTAAGACGTGGAAAACGTCATGATTATTTTACATCTGCGTTGCCTTGGCCACAAAAAGGACCAGCTGTAACAGTACCGTTGAGTGGTACAGCTGCGATTACACGAAATAATAATGCTGTTGCACAGCCTATTTATGCGGCTGGAACAAACGCTTTGGCTGCTGCTTCAGCTGGTCTCAATATTGCTGTTAATGCAGGTACTTTTACTACAACAACAAATATGCAGGGTGTTTCGTTGGATATGTCCACGAGTCATGGAGTTGATTTGTCAACTGCAACTACTGCAACAATTAATCAGTTAAGAGAAGCGTTTCAGATTCAAAAGTTGTATGAGCGTGATGCGAGAGGTGGAACACGTTATATAGAAATTTTGAAAAGTCATTTTGGAGTAACATCTCCAGATGCAAGGTTACAACGTCCAGAGTATTTAGGTGGTGGTACAACACCAATATTAGTAACACCAGTTCCACAAACGTCGGCAGTGCCTTCACAACCAACACCGCAAGGGAATTTGTCAGCATTTGCAACGGCAAATATAGCGAATAACGGGTTTGTGAAGTCGTTTGTAGAACATTCAATTGTTATTGGTCTTGTGTCAGTAAGAGCAGATTTGCATTATCAGCAAGGTTTAAACAGGATGTTTAGCCGATCAACACGATGGGATTTTTATTGGCCAGCACTAGCACATATTGGAGAGCAAGCAGTATTAAATAAAGAGATTTACGCACAAGGAACAAGTGCCGATGACGATGTATTCGGATACCAAGAGCGTTTTGCAGAATATCGCTATAAACCTTCGCAGATTTCGGGACAATTTAGGTCAAATTTTGCACAAACGTTGGATTCATGGCATCTTGCACAGCAATTTGGTGCGTTACCTGCGCTTAATAGTACGTTTATTGTCGAAAATCCACCTGTTGATCGTATTAAAGCGCTTGACGCGTCATATCCTGACTTTTTGTTCGATAGTTATATTTCTTATACTTGTGCTCGGCCTATGCCTGTATACAGTGTTCCTGGCCTTATTGATCATTTTTAGGAATTTGTATGTTCGATTTTTTAACCCCTCTTATCGGAGGGGCTGTTTCAGCTTATGGACAGCATCAAGCAAATAAAACAAATGTTGCTTTGTCACGTGAGCAGATGGATTTTCAAGAAAGGATGTCTAGTACTGCTTATCAACGTGCAATGCAAGATATGAAAAAGGCAGGATTAAACCCGATATTAGCATATCAACGTGGCGGAGCAAGCACCCCAGGTGGTTCACAAGCGACGGTGCAAGATGAGTTAGGAAAAGGTGTAGCAACTGCGTTGGAGTATAAAAGATTAACTGAAGAGTTAAAGCAAATTAGATCTCAAACAGAAATGAACCAAGCATTAACTCAAATGTATAGGATGGATGCAGGCATAAAGGCACCTCAAGCACAATTAGCAAAAGATTTTGGTAGACTTTATTATGTAGGAAAAACTGCTTCTAAATTACTTCCTTTAGGATTGCTTGGAAAATCTGTTGGTTCTGGTTTAATGAATTTGTTTAAGAAAAATGAAGGATATTACAGATATGTTTATGATTAGAACAGCATATGATGTACCGAAAAAAGTTTTGACATTTACAGATGAAGAATCAATGACAAAACAAAGTTTTAAAAAAGAATGTGATATCAATCATATTATGGCAAAATATGAGAAAACAGGGTCAATTAGCCATTTTAGGGCTTCAGAGCCGTTTTACGGCAATTTTGAGTCAGTTGACGATTATCATACAGCCCTACAAAAGATAAACGATGCAACGGCCTATTTTGAGGCATTGCCGGCCAAAGTTAGAGCTAGGTTTGGAAATGATGTTGGATCATTTTTAGAATTTACGATAAATGATGAAAACATAGCAGAGATGCAAGATTTAGGAATAATACCTAAAATCCAAGAACAACAAAAAGCAGAAGAGGTCGGGACGACCTAGGGGCCCCGCAGTTATTTTCTTGATATTAACTGTGGGGACTGACAGGTTTTCCTTAAACCTGTCCATTTAGTCACACTAAAAAAGAAAGAAAGTTACAAAGAAAGAAAAATATAAACAGCAAAAAAGACAGCAAATCAGCTTAAGCAATCAGCCTTAGCAAAAAGGAGAGATTATATGAGACGAAGAAGAATGTCACGAAGTGGCTCTAAAAAGTATTTTACAAAAAATGCAGTAAGAGTGAAATCTAAGAATTACAGAACTGGATCTATGAGGGGTGGAATTCGTCTGTAAAAAAAATGAGGGCCCAGTAGCCCTCACACGTTGAGGTCTATAGTATATGGTTTGTCACAAACCTTTGCAAGCGTCAAAAAATAAAGATGGCGTAATGCAATTTTCAAATGCAAAAGCAAAATTATTTTATCAACACGGTTATACAATGGGTCAGTTGAAAGAATTAGACCCTGATTATACATGTATTCCATGCGGACAATGTTTAGGTTGTAGAGTAGATTACGGAAAAGAGTGGGCTTCACGAATAATGCATGAAGCCGAAATTCATGAAGAGAATTGTTTTATAACGTTAACGTATGCAAACGAGTATTTACCGCCAGGTGGAACATTAGTAAAAGCCGATTTTCAAAAGTTCATGAAACGGTTAAGAGAGTATTTAGTACGAACACAAGGCACAAAAGTTAGATATTTTGTAGCAGGTGAGTACGGAGAAAGTGTAGGTCAAAGGCCACATTATCATGCGATAATATTTGGATGGGAACCAAAAGATAAAAGGCCAGTTTTTAGAGGTCGAAAAGAACCGAATTATGTAAGTGAAGTAATAGAAAAGCTTTGGCCTTATGGAATGCATGATGTAGGAACAGTTACAGCAAAAAGTGCTGGATATGTGGCAAGTTATGTATTGAAGAAAGTTAAAGGTAAGTTAGCAAAAGAGCATTATGGCGGTAGACAGCCAGAATATGCGTGTATGTCGCGAGATGGCGCCATTGGTAAGCAATGGATTTTGAATAATATGAAAGATGTTTTTAATAAACATACAGATTTTATAGTTGTAGATACAAAAAAGTTTAAAATACCACGTATATACAACAAAATATATTCAGATCTTTTTCCTGAAAAGTATTTAGAAATAAAAGAAAAGCGAGAATTAAAAGCTTACAAAATAAATAAAGATACGACAGTGAAAAGATTAGATGATAAAGATAAAAATTTAAAAAGTGCTTTATCTATAAAAAGTAAAAGGTTACATTCAAAAGTAGCATGATTCAAAAATTATATACAGTATACGACAGTAAAGCAGAAACGTATTTACAACCGTTTTGCGCGCCTACAAAAGGCATAGCGATTAGAAGTTTTCAGGATAGTGTTCGAGACCCTTCATCCAACTTGAATAAGTATCCTGAGGACTTCACTTTGTTTGAACTCGGCAGTTACGATCAAACAAAAGCGACATTTAGTCTACATCCAAGCCCGCAAAGCGTAGGTGTAGCAATAGAGTTTTTAGAGCCTACCTCTTAGGCCTAAAAACGTAAAGGGCGGACATGCAAGTGCGTGTGCATGTCCGTTTCCGTTTAAACAATCCTGGGGGGGTTCTACATAAGTTCTAAGACAGCGTTTTGGAGTCTGTAGACGTTGGGGAAAAAGTAGTCCCCCCCCTTTCACCGCCAAAAAAAAGGGGAATATGAAAAATCGTAAATTACCTTCAGAGCAACATAATTTTTCACGAGCACCGCAAGCTCAAATACCAAGAAGTAGTTTTAATCGTTCGTTTTCGTCAAAAACAACATTTGATAGTGGTTATTTGATACCGATTTACGTAGATGAAGCGTTACCCGGTGATACGTTTAATTTGAAAATGACTGCATTTGCACGTTTGAGTACGCCTATCCATCCCATTATGGATAATTTGCATATGGATACGTTCTTTTTTGCTGTACCAATGCGTTTAGTATGGAACAACTGGCAAAAGTTTTGCGGTGAGCAAGAAGACCCAGGTGATTCAACAGATTATACGATACCAACAATGACTTCGCCAGCAGGCGGATACTTGAATAGTTCGTTGTCTGATTACATGGGTTTGCCTACCCAAGTTGCAGGGATAACCCATTCGTCGTTATTTCATAGAGCGTATAATTTAATTTGGAATGAGTGGTTCAGAGACGAGAATTTACAAAATTCTGTTGCTGTACCGAAAGGAGATGGACCCGATACAATTACAGATTTTCAGCTGTTAAGACGTGGAAAACGTCATGATTATTTTACATCTGCGT